CACATGGCACAGCTGGAGCTGTTGCAGGTGCGCTGTGCCTGGGTGAAGTTATCGACTTGGTTGAAGTACGGCACCGCTAGGTTGATGCTGCCATCACCAGCGGGCTCGGGCTTGTCCTCCTCACCGTCTAATTCAGCCCAGTGACCATTGAACAGCCAGAAGATTCCGAGATCACGTAGGTCAACTTGCGTGTGCTTGCCCTGCGTAGCAAGGATCTTGGCACCCTTGAACGTCTTGCCCTTGTCGATTTCTGACTTTTCGTTGGCTTCTAGATCACTGCCTGGCACTGGCTCCTTTTTCAGCAGCGTGTTATGAGTGGCAGTCAGATCCGTGGTCTTGGGTGCTGCTACCGCTGCTGTAGAGCAGAACAGATTAACCTCTTCCATCCGGCGACGCACCAAACCTGCCAGACCGTTATTGGTCCAGCGAGGCAGTTCTGCCTTGGCAACAGTGTTCGGATCCTCGCCAGCGTTTAGGCGTTTCCGTAGCGTTGACTCCTGCAACGCTGTGTTGCCACAGTTGAATGCAAAGCTGACGAGCGCATCAAACTGGCACTGTTGAAGCGGCACAGTGATTAGCTCATTGACGCCCTTCTCAAATCGCGTCAGATCCTTGAGCAGCAAAGCCTCGGCTTCAGCCTGAGTGATAGTTTTGCCTGGTGTGACATGCGGACCTGTGCTGCCGTAACCAATGGTCGGTATGCCAGCCGGGCAGATGTAGGTGGTGAGCCTGCAGCCCTCAAACTCTTTGATCAGTGACAGCCCAGCCTTGGAGATCGAAGTCATGAGTCGCGGTTAGCGTCGAGCGCCTTTGATCAGCCGCAGGCTAGCTTTCTTCTGATTGATAATCCCAGGCGCTTCAGCTGGATCATCAACTGGAATCAGCACATAGTCATCGCAAGCATGACGCTCGGCAAAAACCGTTGCGGCAATGTGGGTGTCAAACGGCCCGACATGCCACGGGCCGATGCGCAGGATGTATTGCATTGATTCAGGCTAGGGCCGCCGAAGCGGCCCGGTGGGAATCAGCCCAGCAGGGAAAGAGCAAGCTGGCGGACCTGGTTGAGCTTCATGACCTGAGGCTCCGTAGCGCCGGGCATATAAACCCGGTAGGTAGGAGCGCCATGAATGCCGCGGCGGCTGGAGCTAAAAGAGGCACGGTTGTTGCAGATGCCGATGCCAGCTTGGCCGAGGATGGTGAAGGCGTCGTTGATGGTCATTGATCCGGTGCGTTGATGTAGTAACTATACCCCGCCGACGGGGCACAATGCCCTAGATGCAAGCCACCTTCACAAACTGTCACACTCTCATGGGCTCAGCAGCTGCTCAAGGTACAGCTCAGCCTGGAACAGGTCCGAGCTATAGCGGCAGATGCCGCCCACGCAGCTGCGGTAGTAGATCTCCATCCCATCGCACTGCAGCGTCTCGATGCTGCCGCCATCACGCTCAAACCGTGCCAGCACCACAGGCTCAGTCATCGCCCTTCTTGCCGATGGATCCAGTCCTTCAACCTTGAAACATAAGCACGCAGCGCCTGGGCCTGCTCGAAATGCCATCGATCGCCAGTGCTGAACCCAATCTGATTGTGTCGATCAATCGCCTTGAGCGATTGGTAGATCATCGCGTTCCATGGCTCACGCACTGGCGTGTTGAAGTCACGCTCGGGCACTGTCAGTCCGGGGCCACCAATGCCCGCTGGAACCATTCGCAAGTCACTGCGCAGCGGCCACCCGTGCGCTTTGCCTCTGGTATCTCCAAATCACAATGCTGATGCGTCATGTCCCACTGCAAGCAATCCCAACACATCACGCTGGCAGTCTTTGGCCTGATGCTCCCAACTGCTGCTTGGAATAAGTTTTGTGCACGCAGCATCGCATCCTGTAGCTGGATCGTGCCTGTATCAATATCGAGTTGCTGTTCAGGTTTTGGGCCAAGGATGATCCGAGCGTGCCATGTGCGATCAGCGCGATCGCAGACAAGCAACAGGCGGCCTGACTTGAGGCGGATCATTCGTTGTCATCACAACTCGGTTGGTGATACAACCGCTCCAGCTGCTGAGCAATCGGTTCATGGTCAACGATGTCGATCGGATCAGTCACGTCTCTGCTGATAAACGTGATTCGAGAGCCGTAAGGCTTGACCACCAGCAGCCCAACGCGATTTGATCTGACCAGCAGGCGGACTGCTGCCCACTCAAGCCATGTCAGCTGGAGACGTTCGCGCATAGCACCATCATGCCGTCAACGCCACTTATCGCCTAGCAGCACTTGGCGGCAAACTTCGATGGCCTGTTGCGCTTGCTTCTCGGTCATGACCGATTCGGTGGCGTCCATCGCCTTCACCACACGGGCGAAGAGATCCTCGTAGCTGGTGTCTCGGAAGTTGCTAGCGATGTCTTTGGCAAACTCCTCCCAGAGGCCAGTCACCGTGCCTCGCAGTGGATGCCCATACGGCAACTGCTCACGGCCACTGCGCTGGTAAAGCGCCTCCATCATGTCGGCGCGTTGCTGATTCAGCTTGACGTTGGTGCTCATTCGTCGAGGTACTTGCGGATGTGTTGCAGCTCCTGGCAAAGCTGTTCACGGTTGCGGATGCCCATGGTGCCTCGCAGCTGTTCAAGGCGGATGTCGATCAGCAGGCGCAGCCGATCGCGTTCTGATCGTTGCCCAGCCTTAAAGGTGTTACTGCCTTCCAACAGGCTATAGAGCCTGGCGCGTGCTGCTGCAGAGTTAATCACGGGGGATGTCGGTGACGGTTTCAGGGTTGAGCCACTCCAGTTGAGACCAGAAGGGCAGCCAAGTATCAGCAGCGATCAGTTTGGCCTCAGTCAGGCTGTGCGCCATCACGCATTCACAGACGTTTGCATCCTTGATGGTGAAGTAGAAGCGGCGGGGGTTAGTCACTTGCGCACCTCCACCATCTGCTGGGTGCCGCTGTGGGTCATGCCAGGCTGGTTGCCGGCCTCAAGGCCGATCATCGCGAACACAGCCGCGACGATCAGCAGGCAGATGGCGTTGTTGATTCGATCAGTCATGGCAGGTGGCGATTTGCCCAGTTGATTAGTTGATCTTTAGTCAATGGCCCGCGCGGTTCAGCATCAGGCAGGTAGATGGTGTAGAAGAAATTTTGAACGCTGATCGTGCCGCCCAGTTTGCGGACGGCATAGGTGATCAGCTTCACGGTGCGGAAGCGGGTGGGCATCAGACCACCGAGCTGAATTGGCCGTTCTCGTACTTGACCACGAGATAGGAGCGACGGCCGCGGGGGCGCTTAAGGGTGTACTGAGTCCGGGCGTTGCCGTTGTAGACGTAGTTTTCAGCCTTCAGAATCTCGTAGGTGATGCCTTCGATGTGGAGGGTCATGGGTGGAGATGCAGTGCCCCTTCGGGCGTGTCCTAAGTATGCCCCACCGGCGGGGTACTTGCCACAGGCTTGTGACAGTTCTTCACACGGCACCCTCGCCCACCGCGATCTCAACCGGCACCCGCAGTTCTGGCTTGCTCTGACCCTTTGTCTTCCGGCTCCACCCCACCACCGCAGGGCTGACCAGTACCTCAACCGTGAACCATGCATGGCCGCAGTCAAGGCAAGCACGCTTACGCACTGTCACCTCAGCATCCCGGTTGTTCGTCGCCATCGCCTTGATGTCACTGCTGGAGCATCGCGGGCATTGCATCGCTATCTTGAGACGTACCCCACTGGTCTAGCACAATGCAGTTCGGTGAGTGGATGGCCGTCACATTGTCGGCTGAACAGCAATTTGAAGTAGAGAAGCAAGCCCGCAACTTGCTGAACGCTCCAGACGCAGGTGTGTTCGCAGCAGCCTTGCTTAAGCAAACCTGCTATCAGCAGCAGCTACTCCAGCAAGCGGTCAATGAGATCGCTCGACTGGAGTGCAAGCTGATGGGTGCCTAAAACAGATCACCACTGGTGTCAATGTTCAGCACCACGGCATTGGTTGCAGTGTTGGCACCCGGATCCACCCAATCAAGTGGTGGTTGCGCTACTGCGCTGATGTAGTTCAGACCAGACTTGGCCTGTTTCTTCCAGCCACTGATCGGCACCTGGACGCTGCCGTACTGGTCTGGGCTCTGGCTCATGATGTACCGGCAGAGGGCATCAACCTCTTCCGCCTTGATGTTCATCATCCCGCTGAAGTCCACCTTGCTCTCGGGCTTCGTGGACTTAAAGATCGACAGGTTCAGCTTGAAGCTCATTGGTCCTCATTGGTAATGGTGTTGGCCTGTTCGTATTGCTCCACCCCGGCCAATGGGTAAAGCACGAAGCCCGGCGTGCGGAAATATGCCGGACCTTTGCCAGCCTTACGCCAGCGCATCAGGGTGTCGCGGTGGACTCCCCAACGCTCAGCAAGTTGGTTAGCGGTCAGGTACTCAGAAGAGTTCATCGCTCTCGGCCTGGGGATGTGGCTCCGGCTGTGCGGACGGGGCAGGCTTAGCGATTGCAGCATTGAGATCCGCCACGCTGGCCGCCGGGCTTTCGTTCACGCTCACCGGCTGGATGTCGACCACTTCCTCCTGGCTCTGGATGCCAACCAGCAGATCAGGCACATACAGACGCCCGAACATCGCTGCCGCCCGATAGCGCAGCATCAGCTCGGGCATGGTCTTCCACTTGCTGCCGGCCTTGGTTGACCAGCCTTCAGCGCGTGCCATCGCCATGCTCACCGCTGGGC